ATCTGGGTGGTCTAACTCCCCCATAGCCCGACGTTCTTTAATATAGGTGGTTGTATACTTCTTAGCCTCTCTTACTAAAACTTCACGTGGATAAACTCTACCATTTTGGTTTTTAGCCTCTGCTCGTTGAAGTACACCTTTAACAATTAATTTACCATTATTTTCTTTTAATGATTCAGTTATCTGTTCTGATTTTACTTCGAATGGTAGATAATCTACTAATAGTTCCTTGTTCATAATTATTTTATCCTCTTAGTGAGTGCCATAAATTCTCTCATAAATTTAGTTATATTCTGTTGATATGACCTTATTATTTTATTAGCCGTGGGTTTTTCACCACCACTACTTAAACCTTGTGCTATCTCATACATCGTATGACGTAAACGACTTTCTGCCTTACGTAAAGTCTTTATCTGTTTTTGTAATTTTTTATCACTAACAGGGGCCTCTGTTAAAATTTCAGAAGCTTTAAGATATTCTTTTAATCCTACAGACATTAGTACAATTTACCGACTCTATTAGCTAATTTAACTAATCTCTCACTAATTTTACTTAACGCCGTATGAGTAGTTTTCCAATAATCTCTTGAATCAACGTTTAACTCATTTTTCAGTCTAACATTATACTGAACTGTTCTTTCTAAATCTTTTAAGCAATCACGAGTTTCTCTCATAGCCATCCCAATTTTTTGTTTTGGGTTGAGAGTATCATCATTTCTCCATTGATGATATCTACCTTCTTTAACAACTTCATATCCAGTTGAATTGGTAGCCACTTCTTCTTCCTTATCCTTATCTTTCTTTTTCTTAGAACTAAATGCAAAAGGTGTATTATATCCTGCTATATCACCCGTTTGGGTAATCTCATTAGTTTTTAATATTTCTCTAACAACTGCTCTAATATATTGTCTTAACTTATTTTCTGTCAAGGACATCTTCTAACTCCGTTATCAAATCATAATATCGTAGTAAAGTTGTTAATCTTTTTTCTGTATCTTTATTTTCACTAATAGTATCTGCAAAGTTAATCGCTTCTGTTAACTTAATTTTAGTAATATCATCATCTATAGTAGGTACAAGTTTCTTCAAATAGCTTTTTATTTTACCCACCTCTACTTGAACAAATTCTTTTAACGAAGTAGCATTAGAAACATTATTAATATATTTCCGCAATACTTCTTTTTGTTCAGTTGATAACTTCGAATACTTCTTATTAAACTTTTCTACCATCAACTGATAAGCAAGTAATCTAATATCTTTATCTTCAGTAGTTACTGGAGATTCACTAACCTTTTTATTAGGATTAGAGGAAATTAAATTTTCAACAATAGTATATCTGGAATCTACTTCTTCTTTTGGACTATAACTTTCGTTTGAAGTCTCAATAGAAAATAATTTCCAAATGGAAGCCAATTGTTTAAAATTAGGAAGTTTTGCAGTAAATAGTTTTTTTACATCATAATCTTCTTTAATTTCTTTAATTAAATTAAATTTTTCCCGCCTTAGAGAAGCATTTGTAATTTGTGCCCGTTCTTTCAAAACAGCATCTACTAATCTGTTTGCACGTTCTTCAGAATTATATCGTTCTTTTGTTAAGATTTTATATAATTCTAATTCTTTTCCTAAAGCAGTATTTTTATTAAAATACTTTTTGACTAAATTTACAGATTTTGATTCTTTATTGCTCAGTATATCTGATGTTATTTGTCGAGTCAAAACTTCAAATAACACACCAGTATTTTTAATTTTACTGTGCTTCAACTTTTTAGACATATATCACTCCAATGATAAGTTAGATTCATTCTATTATAAATATTAAACTTCTAAAATTTATATATATTACGGTTTAGAATTTATTTCCTTATCATATTCCTCTTTTACTTCCTCAGACTCAGTTAATATCTTTGTATGAGGTTTAATTAATGTTCCCTTTAGTTTATCGACGTGGGCTAAAGCTAATGATTTACCATATTTGGGTGCTCCACTCCCACCTTTTCTTTTATCGTGTTTTCCTAATGGGTCTCTTCCTCTTGCACTACCATCTTTTCCATAGTGAGGGCCTTCTTTAGGTCTACCCGCTCCTGGCTGTCCGCCTTCTGGAGCTCCACCTTCATCTTCTAATTCGTGTCCAGTTCTACCCATAGCTAAATCACTTGGTGTTCCTTGTGATTCACCAGATTTTGCTGGATCGTTTCCTTCAGATTCTATCTGAGCTCTTCTAAATTTTTGTTTAAAATCGAAAACAATACCTTCATCTTCTTTTTTAATTTCATCATTAGTAAATCCAAATATGTTTCTATAAATCCAATCGGTAGAAACTATACCATCACTTAACATTGAAGAAGCCAATGCTGTTTTACTCGTCCACAACTCAATCTTTTCTTGTTCATATATCGTGGATGGGTTTGTTAATCCCAAATCGAAATTAACTAAATCTGCGTCTGTATATCCTTGTACGTATAAATGTACAATAGCAATCTTTGTTAATTCACTAATAATAATTCTTTGTATTCTTTCAATCGTTCTTGCAAACCTCACATCTTCAGCCGCTAAGGTTGCCTTTGAACCAACTTGTTCTTCATATCCAAGAAATGCTTTTGGTATCTTTAATGCTGCCATTAACTTGTTTCTCAAATATTCAATATCTTCTACCGCTTCATAAGTTAATCCAGGTAATGAATCTATTTGTGTTCCACTATCTCCACCACGAACTGGTACAAAGAAATCTTCAGTTATGTTTTGCATATTATATTTTAAATTATAATCACCAGATTCTTTTTCTACTACGGGTGCCTTTTTCATTTTATTGATAATTTGTTGCATATAATTATCAACTTCATTTGGTGGAATATTACCAATATCAATTTTGAAAACTCTCTTCTCTGGTGCTCTCATGATTCTGTGAATCAACATAGCATCTTCCATAAGAGATAATTGTTTCCAAGTCTTTCTACCACCTTCAACCATAGCCTTACCATACGGTAAATAATTTGAATCACCTAATAACCTAAAATGAGCGATTTCGAAATTTTCAAATTCTTGTTGAGTGTGACTTAATTTTGTCTGATTTGGATCTGCTGATTCTAATACGAATTTAACATATTCTGGATTGTCTGGATCTATTCCTTCTAATCTCACAACATCATAACTTGATAAGGGAACTACATTTTTAACTCCATATTTCTCATCTATTTCTAAATGTAAAAAGAAATCACCATACTTACACATATTACGAACCCAAGACCATAAATTAAATTCTATATTCAATATATCATAAAATAAATTATGTAGTATTTGTTTTATTTGATCATTATCACTATTGATTGTTAAAACATCACCATACTCGGATTTCATTGTTGATTCATCTGAATATACATCCAGTGCTGATGATATAATGGAATCACTATCCATTGATTCATAATCTCTAAATAACCCTAACCGCATTGAGCGTACCATTGCGGTATCTGAATATCCAGATAATCCTTTACCCGTTGAAAACAATCGTTGATATCTATCCACTAATTGTTTTTGTGGTAAATATTGTACTTTACTCGTATCTGCTACTTTTAATTTTTTTCCACCAACGTTTCTTACAATTACGTTGCCTGAAAATAATCTAAACAGTCGAGCTCTTATTGATGTATCTGCCATACTATCCTCTAATTAATTAACCATTCTAAAGATTCTTTTTCGCTATTTTTATTTCCTACATCCCACTGCCAGGCATCCTGACCAGGGGTTTCATCTGTTATATAAATGCCAGGATTCATATCAATCCCCGCCAAACTTTTCTTCTGTAATTCTATTCCTTCGGCCCTCAATCTTAATGCTGTTTCTCTTATCCATAATCCAATACCAAATGACATAACTAAGTCATCATTATATCCACTCATAGCTTCAGCTTTAGTTCCGTTATATATAAATACGAATAATTCATCAATTAACCTCTGGGAATAAACTTTAACTGATTTTTCTCTAAAAAATTCTTCTAATTTAGAAATAACCAAAGGTCTTGTTTTTGTAGACATTGTAAACCCAGGAATCATTTGTTTTTCTTGTCTATAAAG